TTGCCAAAGCTTACTCTCACCGACTTCATTGACGTGGTGTCGAAGGCTGGATCGCCGAAGACTACCAAGGTCAAACAAATCAAGAATCGGCCGGCCTACCAACCGGCGACCGATTTCTACAAGCCCTTTCGTGAGGGTTTGATTAAGTTACATTCGACCGGGAAAGACCGGACCGCGCTTGATTCAATCGTTCCCGGCCTGCTCGACGTAAAGAAGATTACGAACTACCCGGACCTGGTCGACGGGTACAAAAAATGGTGGGGCAAGAAGAATATCGACTGGTTCGTCCCGCCACGTGGCTCTTACTCGCACAACGGTGTTGACATTGCTGTGAACCCGGAACTTGGCCTGGTGGTCGACGGAAAGCGAGTGGTAGTCAAACTTTACAACAAGGCAGAACCAGTCAATAAGTACCGCATCGACATGGTGCCACTGCTGATGGAGATCACCCTCCGGGGCGACTCCCAACCAGACGACGCGATGGCACTTCTTGACGTACGGAAGGGCAAGCTGCACTACCTGAGTGTCAACCCAGGCAGCGCCAAGCCTGGTGTCGACGCCGAACTCGCGTATATCGCAAGCCTCTGGCCGCATGTGTAAAAAGGGTCTGATGGAGCGTTGAGTCCCGGATTGTGATTCCTGTTGTCGTGGGTTCGAGTCCCATCAGCCACCCCAAGAATTCAGCAGTAAAAACAAAGGGTTACGCGCTTCCGGCACGTAGCCCTTTAGTTTTTTTGGAAGATGGATTCCAAATTTTGGAAGATCATTCATAGCGCGCTCAATCGGACGCGCCCTATCACAATCAACCGCCGCCCTTCCCGTTCAGCATAACCGCTCTCCACTCCTGCACGTACCCTGCTCCGTCCGAACCGCGCTCATACCCCCTGAACAACATTCCGTTGCCATGCATAGAGACCAGACGCGCATCGTAGAGGCTGGGGATGATTGGCTTCTGCTGCTGCGAGTCGTCGATGTCGGCCAGCTTCAGCTCGTAGACCCCGCCCACCATCGCCAGGATTAGGTCGCCGGCCGTGCCCGGGTCGGAGTCGATCTGGTGATCATTCCTGCGCTTGCCGCGCTCGCGTAAACAGGTGATGGTGGCGTACATGGGGCGGAGTGTAGCACTGTTGACCCAGCTCAGCCGGGCAAAGGCAGGGGCCGCTATCCTGCGAGGATGACCTCTACCACCGATCCCAGCGACCGCCCGAATGTGCAGATGGCAGCGACCGTCGACATCGCGATCGAACTGTTTGCCGCGCGCGGCCGGCGCAACGCCTCCACCTTTCTCGACGCCTCCGGGGCCAGCTTTGCCACCATCGTCCGGGTACTGGCAGAGCCCGGGAGGCGCCGTGCTCCACTGCCGCCGAACGTACTGCCGCTACCGGTCACGAAACGTTGACGTTGCGCCGCCATGTAGTTGACCGTAAACAACTGGCTGTAAACTCAAGCCTGCGACGATGCCTCATAACCACAAGGAGGCATCATGGCAGCAGACTATTACCTGCAGATCGACGGCATCAAGGGAGAATCGGCCGACTCGAAGCACGCCAACTGGATCGAGTGCACCTCGGTCAACTGGTCGATCCACCAGCCGAAAAGCGCGACGGCATCCACCGGTGGTGGCCACACCGCGGAGCGCGCCGAACTCAGCGAGATCAGCATCAGCAAGCTGGTCGACCTGGCGTCGCCGATCCTCGCGCAGACCTGCGCCTGCGGCAAGACGATCCCGAAGGCGAAGCTCGAGATGCAGCGCGCCGACGGCCAGGGTGAGCCGATCAAGTATTTCGAGGTCGAGCTCGAGAACGTCCTGATCGCGCACATCGCGCCGGCCTTTAACGGAGGCGGCCAGCCGACCGAGCTGCTCGGCCTGAAGTTTTCAAAGATCCGCTGGAAGTACACGCAGCAGAAAATCGGCGGTGGCAGCAGCGGCAACACGGCCGGCGGGTGGGACTTGGCCAGCAACAGGATTGCATGATGCGAGCGCTAATTCTCCTGGCGCTTGCCCTCGCGCTGCCGGCGCACGCCGACGACGAGCACAGGCCGCTGCCGCCGATTCCGAAGGCGGCGCCGTGGATGACAGGCGCGCGCCTGGTGCAAATGCTGGCTAGCCCGACCGAGGCCCGCGACGCGGAGCTCTACATCAAAGGCGCGCACGACGCGACCGAGCGCCGGGAGTGGTGCTTTATCGATCGCAACGGGAAAGTGCCGACGAAGCCGCGCGCGGTCGACCTCCAGGCGTTCATCCTAGGCGGTCTGCGCGCGCTGCCGCCGGCAGAGCTCAAGCGCAATGCCGCTGACCTGCTCATCGAGCTCTGGCAGGATAAGTGGCCTTGCCCGCCAGACGGGTGCTGCCAATGAGCCGCCCTCTCTATGCCGTCCTCGCGGCGGCCTACCCGCGCAAGCCGATCAATGGACAACCCGGCCTTGACACTGCCGCGCTGTACGAGAGCATCGGGCATCCAGAGTACGCGCACAGCATGTACATGGAGAATACGTGCGCCGTGCGGCTCAGCCTGTCACTACTGGGAGCAGGCATCGAGCCGGCGCCGGGGCACATGACCGTGCAGACAGGTAAGTTTAAGGGGCGGCGGATCGAACAAAGCCAAAAAAGACTGTCTGACTTCTTGCTCAGGCGTCTCGGGAAACCGGAGGTGTTTCCGAGTGGCTACAAGGCCAGCGTCGGCATCGGGGATCGTCGCGGGATCGCTTCTTTCTTCCACCTGAACAGCGAGACTGACCCGCAGGGACATATCGACCTAGTGGAACCAGCCACGCACGGCGACTTGAGGTGCGCGGGGTCGTGCTACTGGTCGGCTCAGGAGGTGTGGTTCTGGCCGCTGAAGTAGCCGGCCAGAATAGGGCAGTCAGGGCACCAGCCCGTTCTCTTGCAGGAAGCGCTGGCACGCGCGGCCGGTCGCCAGGTCGTCCTCGATGGCGAGCTTCAGCGCTCTAATATCTCGGTCAACGTCCGGTCGAACCAGCCGGCCGGGTGGATCGGCGCCGTCACTGCCGGCGGCGCTTTCGGTTTGGGCGGGGGCGGCAGGTCCACCGGGGCAGATGGCGGCGCCGACGCGCACGCCTGGAGCAGCAGCGATGCGGCTGCGAACAGGATCCAGTTCTTCATTCTTGGCTTTCGTGATGATGGAATTGATCGCGTCCTGCTTGATCGACAGGACCGCGTTGTTTTTGGTGCGGGTGACGACTGCCACGAGGTCACGCGCGGCGCGCTCGCTGACCGCGGCGTCGTGGCCCGACTCATACTGGTGCGCGCCGTAGAACAGCACGCCAGCAGCAACTGCGACGGCCAGCAGCACCGCGGCGCCGGCCCGCCCGATCAGGTCGCCGATCACGCCGCCCCCACCATAGCGGATACGTATTTCGCACGACGAACCTGCAGCACGTTGCGCACGTGTTCGCGATTGATGTCGCACGCCGAGCGGCCGCCGTATAGCGCCGCGCGCGATTTCAGGCAGTGGCGCTCGACGTGCCCGAACCAGCGGCCAGGATCGCAGCCGGCCGACAACGCGCATGCGCGCCGCTCGCGCTGGACGCCGGCGACGCCGCCGTTGTACCCGGAGTCACCGAACGCCAGCATCTCCGGCGCCGCGCGGAACGGCGCCGCCGCGTCGCGGCTCATCAGCACAAGGGCGCGCAGCTGCAGCTCGGGCCGCTTGTAGACGTTCGCCCACGACCACTCGCCCAGTTCGGCCTGATAGCGTCCGCGCACGTCGCCCAGCGCATCGAAGCGCAGGGAACCATCGGCGCGATAGGCGCGCGTGATCTGGCCCATGCCGGCGCCCTCCTCGCGGCTGGTCTTCAGCTGCGCGCCCGGGTTCCAGCAGCTGCGCGATGTCAGGCTCACACACGACTCCTGCTCCACCAGCGCCGCGAGCGCGGCCGGGTCGGGATCGCCCGGCCAGTAGTGCCGCTGTTCGGCCTTCAGCACAGGGCCGTAGGTCGCAAAGCCTGCCGGCAGCACACTGGCGTGAGCGCGCGGCGCGAAAACCATCAGCAGCGCCGCCAGCACGAGCGCCATTGCGATCAGCGCCAGGCCAGCGCCGGTGGCACTCTCGCCGGCGCGCCGGAACAGCATGCGCATGTCGGCCTCGGGGTAGTCCATTAATGCCTTGCGCGCCCAGTGCGCTGCGGCGACGGCCCACACGCCCTGGATGAGCGCCAGTCCGCCGAGCAGTGTCGACAGCCCCCCGTCGGGGTCCGAGTGGAGTGAGCCAAACAGCGCCGCCAGCGCGCCACCGAACAGGAACAACGACCGATGCCGCAGTATTGCCGAGATGATGCTTTTCATTATTTGAACCCTTTCAGAGATCCGTAAGCGACGATGCCGAGTATTGCGGTAATGATGGCCTTCCACGCCAGCGCCCACATGCCGCGCCCGAGGTTGCCGTAAAAGCGGTTTGTTAAGCGGTCCTCGAGCTCGTCGGCCAGTGCTTTTACGTCGTCGTCGGACAGGTATCTTTCGTGGTTTTCAGACATGTACGATCGCTCCTGTAGTTGGATTTGTGCGGTGAGGGATGGGAGAGGCAAGCGTGGTGAAAAAAAATCATGGGTTGATGGCCAGCAGCGCGGTCTCGCCGACGTGTGCCAGGTCGGCGAATACGTCGCGCCCGCAGGCGCGCAGGAATGCCGCGGCAAACTCGTAGCAGAACCAGTTGCCGTCTTCGGCCCAGTCGCGGTCGGGCGCCAAGCCAAGGCCGAGCGCACCGCGCCAGTCGTAGTTGCTGTTTGCGATGTGCAGCGCGGTGGCGGCGACGCGCTGCGCCCACGCCGGCAACCAGCGCGGCAGGGACGGCTGGTAGGTGCACAGCTGGGTGCGGGCCCAGCGCAGGCCGGCGGCGCCGTTGGGCACCTGGTAGGCGCGCTCGCGCACCAGCGTCTGGCCGGCCAGCGCGGTGGCGCGGTCGACCTCCCGTACACCGTGCAGCATGGTGGCCTCGAAGCAGCGTCCGTAGGCGCACACGATCGCATGCGACGACAGCGCGAAGGCAAACCGCGAGCGCGGCATGGCCCAGCGGATCAGCCACGAGACCGGGTTGCGGCGGCGCCGCGTGAACAGGATGGTGACGGCGTCCATTACAGGCCCAGGGCGGCGCGCTGGCCGGCGATGAAGGCGTCCCAGGCGCTGCGGGCGGCGTCCAGATCGTCGTGGGTGGCGGCGGCGCGCATGTCCCACTGGCTGTCGAAGCGCTGGTCGCGCATCGCCTTTTTGGCAGCGGCCAGCGCGTCGGCGCGGGCGAGGACCTGCTGCGCCGCCCAGGCGTTGGTTTGCACTTGCATGGTCGGGTTCTTTTGTGCGAATTTCGCGACCGACTCCGGCGCCGGCTCGGCGGAGCCGGATGCGGTAAAGGCGCGTGCATCCGCTTCCGCGTCCTTGTACTCCTCAGTGCGCCGGCCCACCGCATCCCACACCAGCGCGTCGATGTCGGCATAGGTGGCCGCGATGGCGGCAGCCCTGAGCGCGGACAGGTCGACCAGCGGCGCCACGGCCGGCGCCAGCTCCACGGCGTCGCGGGCGGCGTTGGCGCGGTAGGCGGTCCAGTGCTCGGCCAGCGGCTCGGCCAGCACGATCAGGTGGCCCACGTGCGCCTCGGGCGGCACCTGGTTATCGAAAAACCCACCCAGCGCGCCATCGGGCTCGGTGAAAATCACGTAGGTAAGTGCCTGCGGTTTGATCAGTTCGTCGCTCATTACGCTACCTTTTCAAAAATGATTTCGGCGTAGACTTCGACCTGGCCGGTGGCGGCCGGCGATCCCAAGCTGTTGCCGGAGTTGGTGTTGTATTGACGCAGCTCGAACACCTTGGATGCGGCGATGGTGATCTCGCCAATCAGGTGCGACAGGGTCTGGATGCCGCTTGTGGTCGTGGCCGCCATCGACGTGCCGAGCGAGGCATACGCCGCATCGGTCACGTTGTAGAGCGCGGCTTGGTGCGCGCCGTTGCCGTTCGACGGGGCGTGGCCGCGGTAGCGGTAGGTGCCAGCCGGCAGCGTGACCTGGTTGCTGGCCAGCGACGCGCCGCTGATCGTGTTCTTCTTCGACGCGCCGAGCGCGCGGGTCTGCCAGCCGCTGGCGGCCACGCCGGCGCCCGTGCCGCTGGTTTTCTCGTCGCGCGCCCAAATGATCGGGTAGGTGTTGATCGGCCCGGTCAAACCGATGTCGCCCTTGTCGCCGGTGCGGGTAAACCCGAGTAGCAAGGCTTCGCCAGCCGTCCAGGTCGGGTTGGTGGAGCTGATGAACTGCACCGTGAAGCTACGGTAAAACGTCTGGCTGGTATCCTCGCCTGTAATGCCGAGGACCAGATACTTGTTCTGATCCGTCTGGGAAGTCAGCTTGATCTGGCCCTTCACCGCGCTGGTCGACGTATTCATGCTGTCGAGGTATGCGGCGACCACCTTGCCCAGCTGGCTGGTGGTGCTGATGTAGACCGCAGTGACCAGGGCATGGGAAGAATTGTTCAGGCGGATTTCGCCGGCACCGGGGTCGCCGGCGGCCGTGCCGGTATCGAACGCGAACGGGATCGCGTAGGCGCCGCCCATCGCCAACGAGTTCAGGCCGGCCACCAGCGCGAGCAGCTCGTTGTAGAAGGTGTCGACCAGCCAGGCGATGAAGCCGTCCAGCAGGAGGTTGAAGGTAGCGCGCACGCCGCGCTGCGGCTTGCTAGGCGGTGGTGTCAATAGTGGCATTGATGAGTCCCAGTACGGAAAGTGTTAGCAGGCAGTCCTGCGGGTAGTCCCACGACAGCTCGCCGCTGACCAGGCCGTAGCAGCGCAGGCCGTAGTCGCTGGCGTCGGCGCTGACGACGACCACGACCGGCACGTCGAGCAGCCGTTCGATGACGCCCTCGACCCAGCTGGCGTCGGCGCGCGTGACCCAGGCCGTGACGCTCAGGTCCTTGCCCTTGCGGCGGCGCCGGATGCTGGTGTTGCCGAAGTCGTCGGTCTTGAGCGTGCTGTAGCTCTTGGGCTTGGCCTTGGCGCCGCGCTGGCTGGCGCCGATCGGGATCTGCTCGCCGGCGATCAGCACGCCGCACTTGACGGTGCCGGCGGCCTTGGTCAGGGTGACGGTGACGATGCCCTGGTGGTAGGGGTCGAGATCGGTGAGCAGGAAGTCGGGCTGCGGCATGAAGCGGCCCCAGAAGTACTCGTCGTAGTCGCCCGGCTGAGAAGCCTCGAGCGCGATGGTGGTGCGGTAGATGATGTTGCCGCCGGGGGCGTCCTGGATGCACACCTGCGCCTGGTCGGCGTCGATGCCGGCGCCGTACAGGGCGCTGAAGGCGCCCGGGCGCAGCACCACCGTGAGCACGTTGGCGGCGCTGGACGGGGTGCTGACGTCGCCGTCGAACATGGCCCCGCGGTTGGTGGGGGCGGCGTCGATCCACTTGGCGGCGATGCCTGCGCTGTTCAGTTCCGGTGTGTTGCCGAGGTTGCCGGCGATGGCGCTTTCGTAGACGCGGTGGGTCTCGGCACGGCGCACCTTGGCGCCCAGGGGGTAGCTGGTGGCCGGGTTGTAGAGCGGGGCGTCGTCGGTGTCGTTCTCGGTCAGGGACGAGTAGATCAGGCCGAGGTTTGGGCCGAGCGCGTCGGCGGGGCGGGTGACGGGCGCCCCGGTCGTACGGATCGGGCTGGAAGCGGCGTTCCGTTCGAGTTGCGGCAGGCCGACGCGGAGGACCAAATCGGCAGTTTCCCCCGCTGCGAATGCGACGGTAAAGAACTGGAGCACGCCAGCCACGAGGGGGCTCGTCAAATTAACGGTCGACGTGATGCGGCTCGCCGAGAGCGCCCCGGGTGCGCCAGTGGCAATCTCCGTAGGGGTCGGTTCGTCGATAGGCGCCCCGCCGGCGGTTCGGCCGCTGGCGATCATTTGGAACGCGAACGACGGCGCGGCCCCCGACACTTTTTTGACAAAGGCGCTTGCGACCCACGTTTGCCCCGCTGCGGCTCCCGTCGCGGCATCGGTGTTTATGAAAAAGTATGCAACGCCGGTAGCCGTGCCGCTAAAACCGAAGTCAATGTACTCGATCCCGTTCTCGACGCCGACACCGACGACCGAACGCGTTACCCCATTCACTCCCGTAATCAGCGCCCAAGTTCCCGGCAGCGTCCCGGGAGTGCCCGCCGCCGCGCCGGTCATGGCGTTGACGTGCAAAGCGTTCGTGGCCGCCAGCTCGATCAGCGCGTACGGCGCCGCCGAGAGGTCGGCCGGGTCGGAGGTGATGCGCTGCACGTCGGCGGCGGCGGTCTGCAGCACGCCGTTTTTGTCGTAGTACGTGCCGGGCCCGGCGCGAAATACCGGGCTGCCGTCGCCGAGCGCGATCGGCTCGACCAGGCTCAGGTTGTATTTCATGCTGCCTCCGTCAAGATGGCAGTGCCGCCAGCCGTTACCTGGTCAAACATCTTCAGGTGATCCTCCGTGTTGTCAGCGATTTTCTTGAGGGCGGGTGCGTAGCGTTCCAGCAGCTGGCGCACCTTGCTCATGTCCGCCGCCAGCGCGTCGTTGTTGGGCGCCGGGCTGGCCAGGCGTCTGATCAGTTCGCGGTTGTCGCCGGCCTGGATGATGCGCTCGCCCTTGTGCACCAGCGCGGGCATGTCCTCCGGCACGTAGTTGGTGCCGACCGCGAACGGGTGCAGCCGCTTCGCTTCGGCGCTGCCGGCAATCGCCGCACTGATGTCGGCCCACGACACGCCGCGCGACGCCTGGCCGAGCCAGAAGTCCAGTCCCGCCGCGTCGGCCGGGTGCCCGAGCATGGTCTTGTACATGCCCTGGATGGTCGCTTCCGGCGAGCCGGCGATCGCGCCCAGGATGGCGTCGCTGGACATGCCCGCCGCCGCCTGCTGCTGCCAGTACGCCAGTCCGGCCGCATCCGGCGCGCGCCCCAGCGTCTTCTGGTACACGTCGTTCACCGACTGGGTCGCCGCCACCAGCGGGTTCTTCTGCGCCGCCAGGATCGCCGTGGCCAGACCGCGCACGGCGTCGTTGATCGACAGCAGCGAGGTGGACTGGCCCTTGAGGACATCGATTTGCTCTTGCGCCGACGCCAGCACGCCATCGAGCGACTTGATTTGCGCGTTGAGCGCATCGAGCGACTGCTGCTCGACCGACAGGCTGCTGTCGGTGATGCCGGCCAGGTCGGCGATGTCGTTGCGCGTGTGGTAGAAGTCGCGCAGGTAGTCGGTGCGGGTGGAGAACTGCGCGCTGGCGTCCTTCGCCACCACACCGAGCGCATTCTTCAGGCTGTCGGCGGCAGGCAAGGGGCCGCCGGCCTTGGCGATCGCCAGGGCGGCGCCGATCTGCGCCTGCGCCGCCAGCCGGTCTTCCTTGGCCGCGAGCAGGTCCTTCATGCTGTCGAGCGTGCCGTGCAGCGAGTCGGTCAAGGCCTTGTGCGCGGCAATCGACGCGGTGGCGGCGTCGATGCCCTGTTGCGCGACCGCCTTCTGGCGATTGACCACCGATTGCAGGGCGGTGAACGCACCATCGACATTACCCAGCAGCGTGGAGGCGTCGGCCTTGACCTGGCTGATGGCGTCGGCGGCCTTCTGCACCGCCCACAGCTGCAAGGTGGCGCCGCGCAAGGCCGGGTCGAGCGCCGCCAGCGCCGCCGCATGTTGCTTCTCGAGCACAGCCGCCGCGCCGGCCTTGTCGCCGCTGATCTCGTACATCTGCGCTTGAATCGCGAGCAGGCTGTTCGCGGTTTCCAGTGCCTTCGCGGTGTCGTCGGGATGGGCCAGGGCGAACGCCGCTTCCAGCCCCAGCATCGATGCCAGTTGCTTGGCCTGGGCGTCGGTCATCGATGCGCCGGAGGCGAGGATCTGGTCGATGCAGTCCTTGAAGGCGGCGCGGGTGGTGATGCTGGCCAGCCCGAGGTCGGCCATCGCCGCATTGACGCCCGCCGTGACCGGGGCCAGGCGCTGGGCGTCCGTCAGGAAGTTCTGCGCGTAGTCGGCGGCCTGCTGGCCCAGCACCGAGACGCCGCCGGCCAGGTCGATCAGGCGTTCGCGCGCGGCCGCCGAGTCCATGCCCAGCGAGCCGTACACGTCGGCCGCGTTCTTGCCCAGCAGTTGCGCGACCTGGTTGGTGGCGCTGAAGTCGCCCGCCAGCCGCTGCAGCGTCGCCGATGCCGTTTCACCCGTGTGCGCGAAATTGGCAAGGTTCGGGATCAGCTTGTTCGACAGTTCATCGCCGATGTCGCCGAACAGCTTGGCAATGGCCTCATTATCCTTGGCCGCGTCGCCGGTCAGTTGCAGCTTCACGTCCTTGGTGTAGCTGTCGATCTGGTCCGCCTGCGCGCCCAGCACCGAGCCGAAGCCCTTGACCGCGATGATCATCGACTGGATCGTGGCGTCCAGGCCCGCGTCCTGCGCCGTATCCAGCGGGGCCGTGGTGGGGTAGCGCTTGTCGCTGCGGAACCAGCCGCCTTTTTCCACGATATTGGCATACCTGTCGCCGCTGAAACCGGCGGCGCTGACCGTGCCCTCGATGCCCTGCGATTCCACCTCGGGGTTCTTGCGCCCGAACAGCTTGGAGATCGGCCCCATGCCGGCCAGGATGTTGGCCGCCGAGTTGCTCAGGCCGATCCCCTTGAGGATGTCGTTGGCGATGAACATGCCGCCGTTGACGGTCTTGCCGAGCGTGTTCACGCTGCCGTTGTTGGCGTCCCAACCCTGCTTGTACAGCGAGTTGGACAACATCATGCCGGCGGCGATCCAGCCCGCGATCGGGATCGCGTAGGTGGCAGCCGACGCACCGGCTGCCATGCTGCCGCTACCGGCTGCGGCGGCAACATCGGATGCGGCAATACTGCCAGCAGCGGTCCCTTGAGACAGCTCGGTCATCACGGCGACGGCACCAGGTGAGCTCATCCCTGCGCCAAACGAGGAGATTGCTTGCGCGCCGAATAGATTGCCCATCGTCGTCACGGCGCTGCCCATGCTGCCGACGATGCCGCTTTGGAAGCCGGCGTACATCGTTTTCCCGGCCGAGAACAGGCTCGACGCGGTTTGCGCCGCGCCGATCAGGCTGGATTGGCCGCCGGCGGACGCTGGCGCGGCGCCCGGCATGCCCAGCATGCTCGTCAGTCCGTTGCCGAGCGCCGTGCCGACCGGTGCCAGCATCGGCCGCAGCACCACGGTGCGGAACAGGTCTTGCAGGTACTCGGCCGCGCTCTTGCCGCCGCGCATGAGCTCGTCGGTCAGCGACTGGCCGATCTGCTCGCTCGCGCGCTTGTACTCGGCCGCCATGTCGTCGGCCGCCTTCTTGGTCGCCTCCGACTGCTCGAGCGAGCCGAGCGCGACGGCGTTGCGTTTCTTGGCGGCGATCAGCTGTTCCAGCGTGGCGATTTCGTCCAGGGTCAGGCCGAGCGAGGCGCGCTGGGCCAGCTGCTCCTGCAGGCGCGCCAGTTCCTGCGCCTCGATGGCGGCCTTGGTCATGCCGAAGGTGCGCGCCAGTTCCTCGTTCTTGGCCGCTTCCTGCTCGGCGTTCTCGATGGTCCTGGCGGCGGTGTCCTGGTAGTCCTGCCAGATCTTGGCCATCGCCTCGGCGCCGGCGGCAGCGCGCTTGTTCGACGCGATGATGGCCTCGTTGCCGGCCAGCTGGCGGATCAGCCCTTCATAGGCGGCGCGGTCGACCGCCGACAGCTTGAGCTTGCCGGCGCGCTGCTGCTCGTCGAGCGCGATCTGCAGCTTTTGCGAGTCGGCCAGCTTGCCGCGCCCGGCCGCTTCCTGGGCGGTGGCGTCGATCTTCTCGCGCACTGCGCTGGCCAGTTGGGCGTAGGCGGTCTGTTCCTTCTCGGCGGCGGCGGTGGCGGCCTTCCCGGCTTCGGAGTTCTTCCAGATCTGCGCAGACAGCTGCGCGAACATCTCGGTGTATTCACGATCACTGATGGCGCCCTTGTCATGCGCGGTCTGCAGCTTGGCCAGGTCCTCCAGGTCTTGCTTGTTGACGCCAGAGAGGCGTTGTCGCACGGCGATCAGGTCGGTGAGCGCGCTGCCGCCGGCCTCGGCCGCCTTGGCGCTGGCCTCGGCCTTCTGCATCTTTTCGGTCAGCGCGACGATGTCCTTCATCACCGCCAAGCGGTCCAGATCGACCTGGGTGTTGCTCTTGCCGGCGCCCGCGGCGTACTCGCCGCTGCGGGTGTTGATGTCGTTGAGCCGCTGCGAGGCGGCGGCCAGCTGCTCGAGCACCGGCAGCTGACGGTTGATCTCGGGCTTGCTCATGCCCAGGTTCTGCAGCTGGATCAGCTTTTCGTTCCTCGCGATCTGCTCGTCCAGGCCCTTGTTGATGCGCTTGCTCGCCTCCTCGTAGGTTTCGGCGGCCTTTTCGCTGTTTTCCTTGGCCGAGCTGGCCCAGGCAGCCCAGGCGGTGGCGGCGATGCCGAGCACGGTGACGATGGCGCCCAGCGGGCCGCCCAGCAGGCCGACTGCACGGCCGACCATGCCGGCACCGAGCGCAGCGCCGCCCTGGGCGGCCGCGAGCGAGCGCGTTGCCGCCGCCTCGGCTTCGCGCGCAACGGCGATCTCGGCGCTGATGCGCACCTGCTGCTGATCCAGCAGCGCGAGTTCGGCCAGCGCGGCGCCACGGGCCGTCTCGGCCGCGGCCAGCTCGCCGGTGGCCAGGCGCAGCGTGCGCAGCGCAAAGCTCTGGGCGCCGGCGGCGGTGGCGGCGGCGATGGCGGCATCGGCCGCGACGATGTTGGCGTTGGCCTGCCCCAGCCGCGCCACCATTTCCGCGCGCGCGATGACGACGGCGCCCTGGGTGGCGGCAGCCTGGGCGCCGGTGGCCTGGACCCGCGCCAGGTCGGCCTGCGCGGCCGCCAGGGTGGCGGTGCGGGCGGCCTGGTCGGCGGCGACCTTGCGGTATGTCTCGGCGATGGTGCCCTGCAGCCAGTTGACCGTCTTGACGGCCGTGATGGTGGTCAGGGCACCGGCCACCTCCGCCAAGTGGCTGGACAGCAGGTTGATGCCGCCGGTGAGCAGCGCGACGCTGCCGTTGGCCTGGGCGGTGACGCCGGTGAACTCGAGTACTTTGCCCTGCAGAACCGTGAAGGCGCCGCCGATGGTCTGCACCTGGGCGGCCTCGATGCGCAGCTTCGCCAGCGCCTGCGGCAGCACGTCGGCCATGACCTGCGAGGTGATCTTGCCGTCGGATGCCATTTGCTTGAGGGCGCCGCGCGCCACGCCCATGCCCTCGGCCAGCGCGTCCATCAGGCGCGGCGCGGCCTCGCTGACGGCGTTGAATTCCTCGCCGCGCAGGGCACCTGCGGCGAACGCCTGCGACAGCTGCAGCTGGGCCGAGGCCGACTCCTGGGCGGTGGCGCCGCTGGTCTTGAGCGAGAGGTTGACGACCTCGGTGATGTCGGCCACGCGCTGCTGGCTGATGCCCAGCTCGCGAGTGCCGTTGGCGATGCGCGCGTACAGCACGCCGGTGCCGGCCAGGTCGGACTGTGCCTCGGCCGCGATGCGCTTGACGTCGGCGTAGGCGGCGGCGTAGCCGCGGGTGGAATCGGTGGCCAGGCGCAGCTGCGCGGTGAGCTTGGTGTACTGGTCGGACAGCGCCACCACTTCCACCAGACCGCCGCCGAGGCCGGCGGTGGCGGCCAGGTTGCGCATGGCGTTCTGGACGGTGGAGGACAGGTTGCTCATCGAGCGCGCCATGTTGTCGATCTGGCGCTGCGACGCCGCCACGCCTTCGACGCTGAAGCTGATTACCGCACCGGGGCTTGCGCTGTAGGCCATCGCTGTTTCGTTCCCTTTATCGTTCCCTGGACCACTCGTCGAGCGCCGCGCGTTCCATCGCCTGGATGGCGTGGAAGTGCCACTGCTTTTCTTGCTTGGGGGCCGCCATGTGCCGCAGGCAGATGTCGACGCCCGGATAGTTCAGGCCGGTCCTGCGCCCGCTGTCGGTGTGCCACTGGGTCTGGACCGACAGCCACAGGTTGAAGGCGGCCACGTTTTCCGGCCACAGGAAGAAATCGTCTTCCAGTTCGAGCTGCGCTTCCGGCACCAGGCCGAAGGCCTTGAAGGCCTGGTCCAGGTGCTGCTCCGGCGCCGGTTGCCCGGGGCCGGGGATGCGCAGCTCACCGCGCGCCCACTGGCGCGCTGCGGCCGTCAGGTTTTTACGCGGGCGCTGACCCCATTGATGTAGGCCGCCAGCGCGATGTCGGAGAACCCCGGCACGCTCTCGTACATGACAGCGCGCGCCTCCGGCGAGAACGGCGCCGGCTGGCCGGTGTCGTCGTCCAGCACCAGGGTCTGGCCGTCCCAGCCGCGGGTGATCTCGATCAGGGTCTGCTTGAGCAGGGCGTTGTCGACGTTGCCTTTGTCGTCCTTGATGCGGCGGTCCCATTCGTCGGGCGGCAGGCGGTCGAAGTGGAGCTTGAACTTGAATTCCTTGCTCTTGCCCTCGTCGTTCATGGTGAAGGCGACGGCGACGACGAGGACGGCGGCGATTGCGAGTTTGAAGGCCATATTGTTTTCGTTTTGTGGTTAAGGGTGGGAGCCGGCGCCCGTTACAGGGTGACGATCTTCCATTCGTCGTTGCCGGCGACCGGCACGAAGCGCAGGTCGTAGCCGATCATGCGCCGGCCATTGCGGTCGATCTTCTTCGGGTTGAGTACCTGCACGGCCGGTGCGAACAGGATGATCTTGTTGCCGGCAGCGGTGCCGATGGTCATGCCGAGCGACTGCGTGATGTTGCCCTTGACGTTGGCCATCATCGCCACCTCGGCCGCAGCAGTGAGCTTGAGTTCGGTGGATCCGGTCGAGTTGCGGTCGGTCGCGTCGACCGTCTCCTCGCCCAGCAGGGCGTCGAAATCAACCGCGTTGCCGAAGTTGAGCTCGATGCCGCTGCTCGAGTACGGGGTGCCGCCAGTCAGCGCGCCGGTGGCGTAGCTGACCCCCAGCGCGATGTCGATCACGTTGGCCTTGGTCATGGCGACCGGCTTCTTCCAGGCGGCGTAGGTGCCGGTATCGCTGCCGGTCGCGATGCCACCGTCGACGCCGATGAAGTCGAACTTGAGCATCGGACGGTCGCCGACCTTGGCCGACAGGGTGCAGTTGCCCATCACGTTGAGCAGCTTGTGCAGCACGCCGTCGTCGTAGTAGTAGATGGACAGGGTCTTGAGACCGGTCGAGACCGGCGAGTACTCGACCCGCGCCGGCGTGGCCAGCAGCCCTTCGGCGACCGCGCAGGCCTGCAGCAGCGCGCCCCAGGCCGGGGCGGTGGCGGCGGTGCCGGAGCCGGCCAGCTCGGTGCTGAAGCTGAGCTTGATGCTGGCCGGGCCGACCAGCTGCTCGCTGCCGCCGAAATAGCTGCGCAGCAGGTTGCGGTCGATGTTCTTGGCGTCGAGCGGGGTGATGCTCGCCTCCGTGACCAGGATGGCGTTGGCGGCGCCGGTCGGGGTGGCGTCGGTGCCGGGCGCGGTCTCGATCTTGGCGGTGATCAGCGTGTTCCTGATGTAGCGGGTTTGGGTCACGGGTTACTCCTGGGTGTCCGGTTGCTCGGCAACCGGTGCTGCGGTCGGATCAGCCAGTTGCGGCTCGGCCACTGCCTGTTCGGTCGGCGCGGGGTCGTTCGACACCCACTGCCATTGCACGTCGTCGAAAGTCCACGAGCCACCGCCGGGCGGGTTCGGGATCGCGCGCTGCGGCTGGGCCGCGTTGGTTGCTTGGTTCATGCGTTACTCCAGGGTGAGATTGCTGGTTCCATGTTCGATCTGGTAAGTCATGCGCACCCAGCCGGTTTTCATTCCTTGCGCGTCGTATTCGAACTCGAGACGCGGCGATCCGATGTAACCGACCAGCCCGCCCAGCGTGGTATCCGCCGCGAGCCGCGCGTAGACACCGTCCAGCAGCGGATCGACTGCCAGGTCGCCACTGGCGGCGGCGCTGCGCGCATAGCACTCGATGCTGAAAGTCGACGCCCAATCGACCGGCGCGCCGGCGATGGCACCATCACTTGGCGTGGCACCATCGCATTGGACGTTGATCGCGGTCGCGTACTCCTCCGCCATCGCGCGATCGCGGGCGCGGAAAATATTCGCCGACAGTGCCGGCTCGGCGGACAGCACCGCGATCAGGGCGGTGGTGATACTCGAGAACGCGCTCATACGGAGTGCTCCAGGATCAGTACCGTGACGCCGGTGCCGTCCGGTTCAACCTGGGCGATCCGGTAGGTGATGTTGCCGACCACCAGCGGCTTGCCCACCGGCGCGGACGGCACGGCGGCCGCGGGCAGCGTGAAGGCAGGCGCGGTCATCGACATGCCCATGCCACCGCCGGCCGCCACGTAGGCCAGGTCCAGGATGCCGCGCACGGCAACGCCGTCCAGCGTGCCATCTCTGGCAAACTCGGCGGTGTTGAAGAACGGGGCCAGGTCGTCACCGATCATAGGTTCATGCGTCCGGCTGGTCGGCGCTGTCCTGCTCGTTCTCGGCGCTGTCCTGCTCGTTCTCGGCGCTGTCCTGCTCGTTCTCGGCGCTGTCCTGCTCGTTCTCGGCGTCGACCGCCTCGGCCGCGCCGGCTTCGATCAGCTGCTGCGCGGCGCGCTCCGACACATCGCCGATGCTGCCCGGCTCGATCAGCTCGCCGTCATGCTGGATCGGCTCGATAGTGCGAATTTTCATGGGTTTCCTTTGCTGGGGAACAGGGCCGCGCCGCTTACGCGACCGCGTTGACGATCAGGTAGCCGGCATCGACGCCGGCGATCACCGGGGCTACCTCGTCGGTCACCGGGAAGACCCAGCTCTTCTCGTTGCGCGCGTAGTAAGGTTCTTCGACGATCGGGTAGCCGCCCAGCTGGTAGGTGTAGCCGTACGACGGCTTGCCCTGTTCGGCCATGGTGCCGACCTCGGTGTAGGCGAGCACCACGTCCTTGCCCCACACGTCGGTGAAGTTGCCGGCGTCGTCGGCGTAGACGGCGTCGCCGACCAGGACCTTTTCGAGTCCGAACAGGGCCGCCAGCAGTTCCGGCGTGGCCACGTCGCGCCCGGTGTACTTGATGCGGTCGACGATCTTCGGGTGCTGCTTGAGGGCGGAGAACACCTTGGCGCCGATGATGGCGGTGTTCGGGCGCTTGCCGATCTTGGCGCGGACCGCTTCCTTGCCCGCCTCAATCACGGCCACCGGGTCGCTGGTGCCGGAAAAGTCGCTCCACTGGGAGGTGCCGGACAAGGTGATCTTGTTGGCGGCGCCGTAGGAGGCGGCCAGGCGCGCCGTGTCGGCCATGGCCTTTTCCAGGCGCAGCGCGATGATGTTCTGCGTCTTGTTAATCGTCGTCATGCTCATGTCGATGCCGGGAACCGCTGCAGCTTCCTGCATGGTTTCGATCGGCAGCAGGCCTTCCAGGCTGTGGCTTTCGAGGGCATACGGGTTGCCGAAGTGGCCGAAGGTCACGCGCTTGGTGTTCTGCCCTGGCGAACGGCCGGTGGCGTACAGCATGAAGTCTTCCTTGCCGAAGGTGACGATTTTGCCGCCACGCGCGACCACCGGCACTTTCGGGAACAGTGCGGCGCCGACGAATTCGGCGTTCTGGAAGCCTTGTGCGGCGGCGGTCAGCACCGGATCGATGATCCGTGCCTGGGAGTTGCTCATCTGTGCCATGGTGGTTCCTTGAGGTGATGTTGTTAGGGGTCGATCAGTTGGGGATCAGCAGGATCTCGACCATCTGACCGGCCGCCGCGGCGACGACCAGGGCGCGCGCCACGGCCACCCCTGCCGCCTTGGCGATCACGCGGCCCGAGGCGTCCAGCTCGAGCGCGGTATCGGCGGCGAAGGCAGCGCCGGCTTCCGCGATGGTGGTGCCCAGGGCGCCGACCGATACCCGCTCACCGATCGCGGCCGAGGTGTCGGCAAAGCCCATGCAGCGGGCGCCGGCGGCCGGAATGGCGCCCAAGCCGGTGACTGCGCGGTTCTGAGTCAGGGCAGCAGTCGCCACCACGGACAGGGTCAAGAGTTTGATTGCGGCTGCTGCCATGACGTTTTCCTTGGAAATGGGTGAGGGTTTGGGGGCTTATTTGCCGCCGACGGCCTTGTAGGCGGCCACGTAGGTGACGCCGGGGTTGGCCGCCATGTGCGCGGCCGCAGCCGCATGCAGCTCGGCGCGTGATTTCTCGCCGCCCGCCGCGGCGCCCTGCTCGACGGCCGGCGGCGCGGCCAGCTGCAGCGTGGCCGGCGCGTCGGCCGCCAACGCGGCGGCATGGCCGGCGCGCTTTTGCTTTTCGGCGGCCAGCACGGCCACCGCCGCATCGCCGGGCGAGGTTTTGCCGTCGAACTTGAGCGACAGGACCAGCGCTTCGTGGCCTGGGATCGACTGCGCCTCGACGCCCTGGATGCGTTCGCGTTCGGCCTTGACGGCCAGGTCGACGGCGGATTGGGTGGCACCGTTGGCGGCGGCCAGCTGGGCGGTCAGTTCGGCGACGCGCGCCGTCAATTGTTCAATGGTCATTGCGGAACCTTGTGTGGTGGGAGAGGAGTCGGATGGGGCGCTGAAGAACTGGGCGTCGGTGTTGGCATCGGCGCCCAGCGCGACGATCGATACTTCGCGCACGTAACCGTTCTGCAGGACGGCGACCGGGCCGGTGACGACCTTGCCGTTCACCGTCAACGACGAACCGGAGGAGACCCACAGTTCGTTGTATTCGTACAGGCCGACGGACATCTGGTAGGGCGCGCCGCGCTGGGCGCGCTGGGCGATCTGCTCGCCGCCCGATCCCGCGATGTCTGAAAACAGTTTGCCGCCCACCGTCAGGCTGGCCCCATCGTTGCCGATCTGGTCGACCACGCCGATGATTTCGGCGCGGTTATGGTTCGCCAGCAGCGGCATGGTGGCGTCGAAGCGGGTGGTGGCCAGGTCGATGATCACGCCGTGACTGGCGGCCAGGCCACCCGAATACGCGACGCCGGAGAACTGGGCCGGCAGCGCCGCATCGGCCGCCGCGGCCAGCTGCAGCGGGGCGGTGAGCGTGATGTGCGATGGATTTTTCATGCCCCAAGTCTAGCGAGCTCATCCATATCAAAATAGGGCAAATCGAGACGACTTTTTCCGCGCAGCACGTTGCACCTGCGCGTAAAAAAAGCCCGCGCGCGGCGGGCCAGTGCAAGGGTGCGCAGCCGCAGCGGCTACTTGATCTTCAGGTACACCGTGCGCACGATGGTGCGCCCGCCTGCCGTGACGATCGTGCAGGTGAGCGGCACGGTCGTCCCGGCGACGCCGCCCGCAACCCATGCCACCACAATCGTGGGCGAGCCTGACTCTCCCGGCGATGGATCGACCACCGCACCTGGTGCCGTGAACGAGACCGGCACCGGCACCGATGCAGACACGGGCGCGATGGCGTCGCCCAGGGCGGCGAGGTGGGCCGTGAAGTCGAACGGGTAGTCGAGGCGTTCGCCGGCCAGCTTGTCGATGTTGTGGTGGCCGTAGATGTCGGTGGTGTAGGTTTCAGTCATGCTGGGCTCAAGGGGTGAAACATCGGTTTTGCGGTGGCACCGCGAGCAGGCGCGATTGCGGCGCGACGACGAAGGTGCGCTGCGCCGACAAGCGCACCGCAACCGAAGTCGAGAGCGCAGCGCTGCCGGCGGTTGGCGTCGTTCCCGACACGGTCCACGGCGAGCCGGTGCTGAGCGTTGCCGCGCCGCTGGACGTGGTTGCGCCGCTGGCGGCGAGCGGCACGCCGGTGGACAGAGTCACACCACCGGCGGTCGATGTGGCGCCGGATGCGCTCAGCGGCACTCCCGTGTTGAGCGATGCAGCACCGGACATGGGGGCACTAGCCGACGCGGCGAGCGCGACGCCGGTAATGAGCGCGGCCGCCGCCTCACTGCCGGTCGATGCGCCGCCGGACAATGCAACGCCGGTCGTCAGGCTGGCAGCAGCGACCGCCAGTGAGGCGGCGGCACCCCCCAACGTAATGCTGGTCGACAGTGATCCGGTCGCAACGCTGTTCGTTTGCGCACCGCCCGACAGAGACGCCCCGGTCGCCGGGGCGATCGCCGTCGTCGCGGTGCCAAACGAGGTCCGCCCGAACGACGATAAGCCGTAGCTCACTTAACCCGCCGGCCAGCCGTGGCTGTAGTCGTATTGCGCCGGATTGGCCGATGCCAGCATGGCCTGGCGGTGCCCTTCGGCCGCGGCGAAGATCGCCTGGTCGCTGGCTGCCGTCGCGCTGAAAATCTGCTGCGCCAAAACCGGCGTCATCGTCACGAAATCGCCATCCAGCGTTTTCCACTGGAGCCCGGACGGAATGTTCGCGCCCATCATCACCAGCCCGATCTGCTGGATCCGCGACTTGTCGTCCGAATGGAAATGGTGGCTGCCCACCAAGATGCCCAGCACTTGGCGGCGATCACGCTCGGTCTTGATGTCTTCCCACCTGGCTGCCTGCGCTTCCGGCAACGGATCGTAGGCGTCGATGATCGCCTGCACCACTGCATCATCGGACGACGTCCAGACGCCGTTTTCATCGCGCAGCCAGTGGCCCGCCGCCCGGACCGCCGCATGCAGGCCGACGCCCTTTTCGATGTAATTGATCGTCATGCAACCACCTTCAAACCCAGCCATGCGCAGCCGTTGGTGCCGGTCGGCGTGCCCATCGAGCCACCGGTCAGGTTCGGCACGGCAGGCAGGCCAGCGGCGTAGCTGCCTGCCTTCCACAGCGTGTCGGTGAAGCCGTACCCATTGACGCGGTTATACAGCGTGTGGGCCTGCCCCATCGGGGCGCCGCGCATGGTGAATGCCGCATCCGAAATGAAGCCGAGCACCAGCCATCCCGCCGGGATCCAGATGCCACCGGCTGGGATCCAGGTGCCGCTGGCGGTGTCGGTCTTGGCCCCGGTGCCGGACAAGGTCACATTGTTCAGCGTGAGGATCTTGTTGCCCGGCAGGCCGCTGCTGTTGACGTCGTACACGGCGCGCTTCAGGTTGCCGGTGCCCGACATCAGGTCGATCTGCGACCCCACCAGCAGGCCCGGGACTTCGTTGTAGTAGCAGGCGTAGTACTCGCGGTCGGCGGAAAAGCTGACTGCCTGACCGTTGTTATTGGGGATGAGATGGCGCGAGAACGGGTAGTTGTCCCATACGCCATCACCGGCGATAAGCGTCTGCCGCCCAGGCTGCGCCATCGGCGCACTCTCCGCCAGCGGCGCGATGCGAATGACGACATCGCCCGCAGTCGGTGACGATCCGAATTGCAACGGCGCGACCGCCCCGGTCGATGCGTCCTTGAACGTCGTGCCGTCCCAGGTGATCTGTGGTCGCGAGCGGGTCAGCACGTTGGCCGAAATGACGCCGATGCCCGATTCCGCCTTGCCGGTCGATGCCTGCTGGATCACGTAGCGCACCGTCGTCGCTTGCGTCCCCAGCGCGTTCGACAAGCGCGGCGAAAGGCTGATGGCGGTAGTCGTGACTGCACCGTCGCCCGAGGTGCCGGCGATGCTGGTCGTCGTTTCCTGGACGAAGTTGGCGGCGCGCGTCATGCTGCAGGTTCCTTGTCGGTCAATCGCTCCAACCATTCAATCGGAATGCCGTCGCCCGCCTGGTCGGGATGGATGTCGGCGTGTTCGTGCACGCAGCGCAGCACCGTATCGAGCGCAAGCGGCCACACGCCGTGCTGCTTGTGCGCTTCGACCAGATAGCTGTCGCCGGGGCCCACGATGCTTCCCACGCCGTCGATCTCGACCCGTGCGCGGCCGGCGTCGCAGTGCATGGTGTGATCGAACGCGTGTGCGTGCAGGCGCGTATGGCAGCCGGGCTGGTCGAAGGTCATGGTCACGACGACCGCCCCCGGTGCGACGTGGATCCGGGTCAGCGGCCCGTCAGACTGCGCGCGATACTCCATCATCGCTAAGCCCCGACGGTGTCGACCCAGGCGCCGGCCGCGATGCTCGGTGCCGGGTCGCCGTTGTTGACGCTCTTGGGCGTGCCGACCGACCACTGCCATGCGTTGCCGGCTGCTGCTGCGTCGTACACTGCGATGCCGACGATGGCGCCGCCGGCCGGATGCCACTGGCCGGTCGGGACCGGGAAGGTGATCACGCCGTTGTTCGAAGTGGCGCCGCTGGTGCCGGTGGAGGCGGTGGTGCTGCCCGCGCCCTGGGTACCCGAGAAGTTCGCCAGCGAGGCGGCGACGCCGACGCGCGCATAGGCGACTCCGGCTACTTCGGTGAACGAGCCGGCGTCGAGCGCGGCGCTCTGCTCGGTGAAGACGGCCGTGCCATCGGTGATGGCTTCGCCGCGCGCGCCGAGGTAGGTGCCGGGCAGCGCGGCCGCGCTGTTGCCGGCCGTCGTGCACTTGTAGAACAGGTAGGTGCTGCCGATCTTGACGACGGCGGTATCGTTCAGCGCATAGGTGGTCGAGTTGACACGCTCGCCCTTGCTGGCAGTGAACAGCGCGTAATACAGCGTCGCCGGGGCGCCGAGCGCCTGACCGCGCCACAGCGCATCTTTGATTTTGTTCTGTGCGTAATCGGTTAAGCCTGACATGGGTTTCTTCTTCCGTTGTTTAATATTCCGCTGCACTTGGGCGCTCGCGCGCACCGTGATGCCTACTCAGCGGGCGTTGGCGCCGGCTGCGGCGTAACCGGCGTCCCGGCTGGCGGGAAGTAAATGCCGGCCGCCTTTTCGGCATTGATCTCGCGTACCCGCTGTTCGTGCTTCGCTTGCCAGTCGATGCCGTCGTGCAGAATGCTCTCCGCCTGCTTGGTGCTGATACCCAGGTCGACCCGTTTCTGCGCCGCGTCGACTTCTTTCGATGGATCGATGCTGCCGGGTCCGTCGCCAGTCCAGATCGCACCACACCATGCGGCGCGCACCAGCTCATCGGCGAAGAATCCTGGCGCGTCGATGCGGCCTTCGGCCACTTCGTCGGTCAACCACAGCTCGAATACGGGCTGGCACAGGTAGGTGGCGAGCATGTCACGGCGGCTGCGAAAGCCCTTCCAGGCCATCAGCAGTGCTGCCCTGGCCGCGGAATACGACGATTGGAAGTGCATGGTGAGCACCTCGAACGGCATTTCCAGCGCCATCCCGATCGAGCGCACCATGGCGCTCCAGAACGGATCGAATTCGGGGTTGGGTCGGCCTGGCGTCGGACTGGTGATGCTTTCGCCTGGCAGGAGATTGATCGATTGGCCCGATTCGATTTCGCCAGACCAGCTGGCCGCCTTCTCCACCATCGCACCCTTGGCGTCGTCGTCGTACAAGGTGTCGAATGCGTCCGGGTCCATCGTGACGAACGTGGCATTCAGTCCGGAGACGACGGCCGCATGCAGCTCGGCGTCGGTCCAGCGGCCCAGCTGCTTGAGCGGTTCGATGATGGGGGCGATCCACGGCACGCCACGCACCTGGCCGGGGCGCAGCGGCTTGAACAGGTGCAGGACGTTGCGCCGGCCGGTCTTTTCACCGCGCACAGGGACCCGGTCCCATTCGTTGGCTCCCGCCAGATAGTCGCCGGGGTGCCGGCGCGCGACATGGACGGCCAGCGCCTCACCAGTGGCCCGGTCGACCTCGATGCCGGCCGTGATGTCGAGCGTGTCCATGCCGTTTCGCGGGTTGCAGACGCGGTCGGCCTCGACCAATTGAAGCGCGAGTTTCGGCATCGCGCCAGGTCGCTTGACGCGCGGCGTGAGGGCGAACGTATCGCCACTCTCGAGCATCGAGCGGAACGCCAAGTCCTGAATTCCGTAGAAATTGAGCCGGCGCCCAACGTCGCAATCGACCGATTCGGCCCAGATCTTGAAGCGCCGCTGGGTGTTGTCCTGCCATTGCTCGGCCTGGTCATCCGCCAGGCCGAGAAATTCCGCGTCAATCGCGGGGGTATAGGTGAGTCCGGTGCCGACCACGTGCGACACGGACGTGTTGACGGCACCCAGGGCGACCGGTGTGTTGCGCAGCTGGTCGCGCGAGCGCGCGCGCAGGGTGGGAAGATCCGGGATCTGGTCGGCGTTGGCGCTGCCAGAGCGTGGCAGGTAGCGCCCCAGGGCGGCGCGGTCGATGCGCGCCCCGGCATAACCAGAACCCCCGCCGACAGCCGATAGTGCCAACGCAGCGCGCGCCTCTTGGCGCGCGACAGCATGGATCGGCGCGGCCCAGGCAATGGCGCGGTCGATCAGCGTGGGGATCGCGATTTTCTTCATGGTGGTTCCGTTCAGCCGCCGGGAACGACGGTGCGCGCGCGTGAGCGGCCGCGCTGCACGCCCGACAGGCGGCGCACGTGGCCATTCCATTGCTCGCGCCCGACCACCACCCAGCGCAGGTCGGCGCGCGTGAGCTTGCGGCCAGCGATTTCGTAGCTCTGGCCACCCAGCACCGCCGCTTCGGCGGCGATGTAAGTGTCGAGCATGAGTTGGGCTTGCTCCAGGGTGATGCCGGACATGGGGTTCCTTCCTATTTGTGCCAGTGTAGGGGCGTGCCGACGCCAAAAATAGGGCAAATCGAGACGAGGTTGGCGTGCCCGGCGGCGATCAGGGCGGGCGCTTCATCAGGCGGTAGAGCGCGGCGCGGCCAATCTTGAATTTCTTGGTGATTTCCTCGGTACTCATGTCCGTGAGTCCTGCCTGATAGATCTTTTCGCGCAGCGCTGCCGAAGGGTGGCGCTTGGTTTTCGGGATGAACAGGCGCTGCCCCCCGAACTGGGCCCGCACAGCGCGTTCGATCTCCTCGGCGCTCTCGTCGGGCAGGCCGGCGGCACGGCATTCCTGCAGGATTACACCGATGAGGTCGAGCGAGAGTTCCTCGGCGTCGAGCGGCTTCATCGCGCACCCCGGCGCAGGCCGGACAGCGAGATGCGGCCGCCGACGACCACGGGCGGTGTCGCTGCGGGGGCTGGGGCCGCGGCTGGCGGCGCTTCCGCCACCTGGTGGGCATGCTGTACCGGCGCCGGGGACACTGGCGCTTGCGGCGCTGGGACGGCTGCTGTCGCCGATGCCGCTGGTGCTGCCACATGCGCGGGTTGCGCCACCGCTTCCTTGAACAAGTCGCGGTTTGGCGGGCAGAGTTTGTCGCGCCGCGCTTGCCAGTAACTCTCGGGTTTCCTGTTCAGCCCAAGATGGTAGGCGGCGGCCAGGTTGTACACCATCAGGTCAAGCGCCTCGTTGCGATCGCTGGCCTTCTTTTCCCAGACGCTGGTTTTGCGCCCGCGCTTGTAGAGGGTGATCCGGTATTCGGCCGTCAGCTGCTTGTAGTAGTCTTCCTGCAGGTCGGTCGAGAAGTGGACAGCGCCCTTGCCGGCCACCCGTTGCCAGCGGCTGGTCAGGTAATCCTTCGCGGTGTCGGTGCCGATGAACCACAGCTGGCCGCCGCGCTTTTCGACCTTGCCTCGGTGATTGATGTCGACGATGGTCGGCTTGGTGCAGATGATCGGCCGGGCCGGGCGCGACTCGCCCTTGATGGCAAACACGCCGCGGCGCCGGCGTGTGTAGGTGAAATTGTAGACGTCCTGGGTATGGTTGCCGCCGCTGTCGACGAAGGTCGCCTGGATGTCCATCATTTCACCGTAGGCGTGCCGGTAGCGCGTACCGATCAGTTCATCGGCGCGGCGCCAGGTCACATCCTCGGATGGCGAGCCGTGGATGATCTGGTAGTCGACGATCCAGCACTCCATGCCCTCGCCCCAGGCCACCACCTTGAACTCGAGGCGGTCGTTCTGGGTGTCGATCGCCGCGGTCAGCACCAGGCCGTCGGCCGGCACCGTGCCGAGGCGGTAGTCTTCGGCGCGGTCCTTCAGGGCGTCGTGCTTGGTCTGTTCTTTGGCACGCTCCCAGGAACGCGCCAGGCGCGTGTTGTAGAACACGATCATCAACTCCTCGCTGCCCTCGTCGAGCGCCTTTTTTGCCGCCTGGTATTCGCGCCACAGGCCAATCCAGGAGAACCACCCGTACGGCAGGAACATGGCGTTGATCGTGAAGCTGACCGTTTCGCCGTCGCCCTCGACGCCTTCCGACCAGGCGCCGCGCTCGAACATGCGGCCCTTGTCGCTTTCGACCATCACGGCGCCGCACTCGCTGCAGGGGTACAGCGCGGTCTCGCCGTCGTCCGTCACCGTCAGGCGTTCGAAGACCAGCGGCTGGGCATGGCCGCAGTGCACGCAATCGGCGAGCGCTTCCTCGCGCGTGCCCTTTTCGAACAGCGCCTCGATGATCGACTCGCCCTTGATCGTGGGCGAGCTGGGGAAGTAGGACTTCCGGTTGCGCTCGAACGTGGTCTGGCGCGCCTCGGCCAGCGCGACCGGGTCACCCTCGCCGTTGACGTTGGCTTCGGCGCGGTCGACCTCGTCGAACAGCACGCGCCGCGCCGGGATCTCGGACAGGTTGGCAGCGGCGCCGGCGGTGACAATGTGCAGCGCGCCGCCGATGTATTCCTTGGTGTCGAGCGTGTTGACGCTGTCCCGGGCGCGCGGCGCAGCCACGCGCTCGAGCAGCTCGGGCACCGCGGCGATGGTCTTCGAGATCCGCGCGCTGGTCCGCTTGGCAAGCTTGCCGGTCGGCAGGATCCACAGGAAGTTCGCTGGCGACTGGTGCACGCTGGCGCCGAACCAGTTCAGGCCCACCTGGGTCTTGAGCATCTGCGAGGCGCCCATCAGCGCCACCCGCTTGCAGGGGTGGCTGTCCGACAGGACCTGCATCACCCGCCGCGCATGCGGCGTGCGGCTGGTGCGGTACTTGCCGTATTCGTTGGCGCCCGAGTCCTTTGGAATCACCATGAACTGGTCGGCCCACTCATCCACCGTCAGGTTCGGGTCGGGCTGCAGGCCACGCGCGAAAGCGTGATCGACGACGTCGACAGCTGGGGTCATTCAACCTCGCCTTCCGTGCCGCCGCGCACGCTCAGCTTGGTCTCCAGCGCCCGGGCCATGTTGACCAGCAGGGCCCGATGCTCGCGGTCGATCACCTCTTCGCATTCCGCGGCCCCCGCCAGGCCAGCGACATCCGCCGCGATCCGCCGGGCGCAGTTGGTCAGGCCGTCGCGCAGCGCACGCCCGATTTCAAACACGGCCGCATCGACTTCCGTCTTGACCAGGTACCGCCCGCGCATCTCGGCTTCCTTCATCTCGGCCAGCGCCGCCTCCGCCGCCTCCCTGCGCGCGCGGCTCGTTTCGTACCCCGGCACCGTCGCCTTCGGTTCCGTACCTCCCGTCCCTCCCGCACCCGCCGGCGCAGCGGGAACCGCCCCATCAGCCAGGGGGGAGGTGCCCTCCCCCTTCGTCCGCGTCCTGGTGTTGGTTTTGTACAGGTGCGTCGCGTACGTGGAGTCCACCTTCCCATCCGTCACTGGAATCCCGCACCGCTTGATGGCCGCGTACCCCTGCTGGCGGGAAATCCCGACCGTCTTGGCCCAGTCAGCGATGGTTGTCAGGTTTGGCATCAGTTTTGGTACTTGTCAGGTTATTTGTCAGGAAATGTTTTGGGCACCGGCTAGTGTTTTGACGGGGCCTGAATTACCCTTGGGTACGCTCTCTCTGGAAGAACCTAACCCCGGGGGGGTAGCCGGGCGGGGCCCGGCCGCCCTCTCAGGCCGCCGTCCTCTCCCCGGTCAGTCGGGACAGGAACGCGGCGAGCGATTCGCCGGCGGCCTGCTCCATCGCGGCTACGGTCGCGCCGTCCTTCTGGACCTCGAGCACGCCGTCGGACCACAGCGCGCAGCGATACACGGGCACGCCTGGTTCGTTGGCCTTGGGTGCGCCTGGTTGGTCTGTCATGGGCGCGGCTACGCCGCCACGGCTTGCGCTCGCCGAACGACGAGGCGTTCCCGTTTTCGCGGGAACGGACTGCGGCACTCCCGCCAGTGGCGCTGACTGCTGCAGCGGGGCAGCATTGGTGGCGATACCGGCGGCAGGTTGCGGTTGATCGTTGCCCGCCGCAGCGCTGGCAACCGGCGCCTGGGTCGCACTGCCAAGCGTCCAGTTCTTGCCGTCCCGGGCGAGGCGGCCATCCGTTACCGCGTGGGTCAGATAGTTCGACGCTTGGTCACTCGGCTTCAGGCCCAGCACCACGTGCAGCTCGTACGAGCTGGCTGTGCCGTGCTTCCGCACGAAGGCGATGGCGCGCTCGGTCTTGTTCAGGTCCGCGTGGGCAGCGGCGAACCGGGCGGCGTGCGCCTTGACTGCGATTGGGTTGTAGGCGGCGGATGCCTTGAACCGTTCGGACAGGTCGTACAGCTGGCATGCCATGCCAGCCGGCGAGGTGCCTGGTTCGGACACGACGTCGCCCACCGCGATCAACCCGGCCAACGAGGCCTGCACATCCTCCAGGGCGATGTCGAGGCGGTCAGCGAGCTGCACCGCGCGGCACTTCGGGGTTTGAGCAATCTGCTCAATGATGCCTTGGTCGTTCATCTTTTTTTCTCCCTTGTTGTTGCCGCCCGGTGACCCGGGCGGGTGGTGCTAGATCGTTTATTCGCGGTTCACGTGGCCAGCAGAGCTGGCGACCGATACGCCCCCGATGGGTGCGGTCTCGGGCGTGAATTCACCGGAGCCGTTCCACGACAGGTAGCCGTTGCAGGACACCGTGATGTCCTTGGTGTCGTCGTCGGCCAGCAGGTCGATCACAGTGCCCGCGTTCGCCAGAGCGGCAGCGCGGTCACGTGCATGGATGGGTTGCTGGCCGACGATCTCGTCGAATTTAGCGGCCATTGCCTCCTTGGCTGCCGCTTTGTTTGCTGCTTTGACATTGAACGAATAGCTCATTTACTGCTCCCTTGTTGGTACTGCGGTTATGCGCATGCGCGCGGAATGGTTGTTGCTGTTATCGGAGCCGGACGGTCTGCATGGCCTTGGCCATCTCGGCGTTGAAGTGGACCGGGAAGCGCGCGTTGGCGGTGGCCTGGCCGATCTCGAAGAACTTCCAGCGCTGGCGGTACTGGACCGCCGGCACGAAGATGAACACCGGCTTGATGGCGCTGCCGTGGGCGAACTGGCGCTTCAGGTAGATCCCGGGCTTGAGGCCGCGGCGGGCGACCGGCAGCGCGAAGTAGGTGACGCCCTGGCGCGCGATGGTCCGGTTCGACCTGGCGCTGCCGGTGGCGCGCGACTCGTGGCCGGCGCCGCGCTGCACCTTCAGCTGCGACAGGATCTGGGTGATCTGGCTGCGCTTGACGTTGCCGTTGGCGTCGAGCTCGGCGCCGGCGGCGGGAACGGCATACCAGTGGGCGGGCATCAAGCCGTTAAGTTGGAGCAGGCGCTCCATGCCCTTCTGGCCACGACTGCCGCCGTAGATGTGGGGCAGCAGGAAGCGGTCGGCCGGCGTGCCCTTGCCGAACGGGTTGTCCTTGACCCAGACGCGCGCCTCGAGGTTGGTCCTGGTGGCCGGCTTGACGAACAGGCCGTTCAGCGCGTACGGGGTCGGGCGGTCGAACACGCGCTGCATCTCGGCGACCTCGGCGGTCTTGACGTCCTGGATGGTGCGGGTCAGCGACACGGCGGCCACGAACGGCGCCTGGCGGCCCAGTGCCTGCAGGCGGGCCGCGATGTCGGGGAAGTTGTCTTTGACGCTGAGCTTGAACATCAGGGCGCTCCGTTACAGGGTTGATCAGGCTGGAAGCGATACCCTGTTACGGCGAAACCCGCATGGATACTGGCTTTGAACAGGGTTAACAGGGTTAACACGGTAGTTACTACACGCATGAGGATTTTTACGGGGACCGGTTGTTTCGATTCGGCATTGCGCATGTGTGCGCGCGGACACCCTGTTAACCCTGTTAACCCTGTAGAACCCGCATGGATGCTGGCTTTGCGGCTTACAGGCTTGCGGCTGAGGCTGTTAGACCCTGTTAACTTGAGCGCGAGCATCACAGTTCCCCCTTGATTTCGCCGAGCGTGCGGAATTCCTCGCACTGCCTGCTCAGCGACTTCGGCTGGTCGCCCTCGGGCTGGGGCACGTGGAACACGGTGAGCAGCTTTTTGGAAGAAGCGCCGATGGCGACCCACTGCCGGTCCTTCTTCAGGCGCTGGGCGATCAGCTCGGGGAATTTGGCCAGCGACAGCGGCCGGAAGTTGTAGCGCGCGCAGAACCGCGAATACATCACGTACAGGTCGTTGGACAGGCACGAGCAGTACGGCACGCTCAACTCGCCGGCGGCCCAGGACAGGTAGAACGCCTCCCAGTCCGGGCGGCCGAAGTTGATCATGCGTTCCTTGGAGGCGGTCATCAGCGGCTTGGTGTGGGGGTCGAACTCGCCCAGCGGGTACTCGAGCAGGAACGCGTAGAAGGCTTCGCTCAGGCCGTGGCCGAGCGCGTCTTTGATGGCCAGGCGCAGGCCCTCGTCGAGCGGGGTGCTGGCCTCACCCACCAGGAAGCGGCGGTCGTTGGGCTCGATCGGCGCGGCCTGGAATTCGTTGGACAGCATCACCACGTTCATGTGGTTGGCTTCGGTGCGGTCGTCCTTGAATTTCTGGGTGACCGGCATGTCGCGGCCGGTGATCATGTGCTTGACCAGGCCGAAGTAGTTGTACTTGTCCTGGCGCGACAGCACCTCCTCGAACAAGACGAACAGCTTCTGGCTGCGCCAGTGGGTGTACTGGGTCTCGAGCTGGTGCTGGCCGCCGGTGGCGCCGTGGGCGCCGTAGATCGGCTTGACGATGCCCTCGAAGAACAGGCTCTTGCCGGTGCCCTGCTTTTCGCCGAAGAACAGCAGCGCGGTCTGCATCTTGGCGCCCGGGTGCTGCAGCGGGTAGGCCAGCCAGCACAGCACCCAGTGGAAGACTTCGTCGCAGTTGGCTTCGCCGCTGCACAGGCTGTAGAGCAGCGCGAGCGCGAGCTGGGCCTTGGCCTCGTCCTTCTTCGGGGTCAGCGGGAAGCCTTCGAACATGTTGATGTGGGTGTCGAGGTCGACCTGCTGGGTGGGGTCGAACACCAGCTTGTCGAGGTCGATCTCGCGGTGCATCGGGTGGCCGATCCAGCGCGAGGCCAGGTCGTTGCCGCGCGCCAGGGCCATCGCATCGTAGGCGATCACGGTGCGCTTGTCGGCGTCCCACACGGTCTTGGTCCCGTACAGCAGGGTGTAGCGGTCGAGCATCATCACGATGTTGTCGGCCCCCGCCCCCCCTTCGTCGACGGCGACGCCGCGCACCATGCGCGGCAGGTTGCGCGGGCTGATGGTGCGGCGCTCGGCATGCTCGGACCAGGCGCGCGCCGCTTCCTTGCCGACCATGTCGACGAAGGCGGCGCGCTTCATCTTGAGTTTGTTGAGCGCATCCCAGACGTCGGTCGAGCCCTGCACCAGGGCGCAGTGCGCGAGCGCACATTCGAGGGAGAAAATGCCGGTCATGACTGGCGGCTCCGTGTCGCTGGAGGGGGCCGGGGAACGGCTGCCCGCGTCGCCCGCCGCCGGTGTCGAAAGGGGCGCGGGGGAAACGGCGCCATCGCCCGCCGCTGCGGGCAGGCGCGGCGAGTGCGTGCGCGGTGGGCGCCAGCCGGCATCGACCGCCATCTTGTAGACCGTGGCCGCCGTGGTGCCGCTGCCGCCGAACGACTTCCAGTGCCCTTCGAGGTCCTTCACCCCGGCATACTTGGACGACTTGGACGACCACCAGTCCCAGACCGCCAACGCGCCTTCGCCGAGCGTTGCGTGGATCGCCATGCCGACCCGGATCCAGTTGTCGTACCCGCAATCGGCACTGATGCAGGCCAGGGCCGATTCCAGCTTGGAGCGCTCGTCGGTCGATTGGGGCATTGTAGGCGCAGGCCGCGCCACGTGCGCACCCTTGGCCTGGTCGACCGTGGCGCGCAGGCGATTCAGGACCGTGGGTTCGATCGGCGCGATCGCGCGAGGGGCGCCGGGGAACGGCGCCGCCGTGAACGTGAAGAACTGGGCGCCGCAGAACACTTCGAGGCCGATGTCGTTCGACTTGAAGGTCTTGGTTTCGCCCGCGACGATGGTGTGCACGCCCTTGCGGGACGGCGAGTACTCGGTATAGGACGCGCAGGCCTCGATGATGGCCGCCGCGCGCGGCGCGACCACGCCATCGTCATCGATGCAGCCATCGATATCGATGCCGATCAATCCATCGCCAGGCAGGAATGCGAAGCCGATGCCCGAATAACCCTGGCCGCAGCGCGCATGCGCCTCGGCCAGCGAGACGAGCTCGCCGCGGTCCTCGTCGCTGCCCTGCCTGCCGGTGCGGCGCTTGCCGGATACGTAGTACGGCATCTTGCGCGGCTTCTTCTCGCCCGGCTCGAAGCGCCACACCAGCCACTGGCGGCGCGCGGCCAGATCGTCGGGAATAACGCCGATGTCGATCATTGGTCGACCTCGGACTGCAGCAGCTGCGCGAGCTGGCGCTCGTAGTGCGTCCGGATGTGGCGCTTTTCGGTGGCCGGGCGGATCCGTTCGACCGGGTCCGTGCACAAAGCATGACCTTGCTCAGTCCTGAACACTGGACCGGGTGCTACCTTTTGATCGATGCTGGGGAAGTTCATCTGTTGTTTTTCGCTGGGCAAAAATTTAAACGACGCGGCGCGCGGCGCCGCACAGCGCGCGGATCTCGGCGACCGGCATGTCGAAGGTCTCGTGCACGCGCAGGATGTAGCTGGAACCGAACTTGAGGCGGCCGGCGCGCAGCGCGCAGATCGTCTCGCGAATGGTGCCCAGCCGGCGCGCCAGGGCGGCGTCGGTGTCCAGGCCGGCGCGTCGCTTGAGTTCGTCGAACAGGCGCGCCGGGCTGCCCTTGGCGCGCACCGCCAGCACATCCGCCGGCAGTGCCTTCATTTCTCGGCCATCCCCGCCAGGCGCGCGAACACGCCTTCGAGCGCGGCTTCGGTGCGTTTGATGGCGTCATGGATGCGCGCCAGCTCGGCCTTAGTGATGCGGCCGTCCTCGAGCGCCTTCATGATCTCGGTACCGACGTCGCCGTTGGTCGACCACACCTTGGTGACCAGTTCCAGCACGGCGGTGTCGGAGGCGCCGGCCTTCTCGATCGCCACGCAGACGAAGCCGTGGTTCTCGGCCAGCGCGTGCAGCACGCTGTAGTCGCGGGTCAGGCCCATGACGCGGTCGGCGTCGTCGAGCATCGGCTTGTTGGTGACGCTGTTCGGGTTGGCCTTGTTGCGCAGCACCGCCGCGCTCATACCCAGGCGCACGGCCAGCGCCTCGCAACCGCCTGGCGCAGCGTGCACGGTCTGGTGGAAAGCATCGAGGACGTTCATGCGGGGCCGCCTTCTAAAAATGATTCAAAAAATAACTATTGGAAATAAACTTCAAGCAACAAAAAACAGGGTGAGGTTTCCAATGCGCTACAGTGTCAGTTCCACAACATCAACCTTCACGAAAGGGAAACCTCATAAACTTCCAGGAACTGCAATTTGCCGCCACCGTGCGCGCCGAGGCCAAGGCGCTGCGCACCAATGCGCACCACGCGTACTACAACCGGGTGAAAACGCAGTACGACGAGCCCAGCCGGCAGCAGCAGATGCAGCAATGGGAAGCCGAGCATCCGGTGAGCCATTACGTGCCGCAGGCGTTGGCCGAGATTCGCAACGTGGCGGCGCAGATCAAATCGCTGCCGTAAGCACGCCGTCAGCGCTCATCAGACGCAGCATCTCGTCCAGCTGTTCGGTGTGGCGGCGCAGCTCGACCAGCACGGCAGGCAACCCATCGTCCTGGACCCCGTCCGGTGCGGCGACGGGCGCCGGAGCTACCTCAGCCTTGAGCAACCTGGCGAACTCGGTCAGGACGCCGGCGAGCGCGCTGGCGACCTGCGCCCGGCCGGCGGGCTCGTTCATGTCCAGCTCCGCGCGTTCCAGCTCGAGGACGGCCAGCACGGCGGCGGCAAGTTTGTTTTCGGTGGTCATTGATCTTCTCGGTTAAGGGTGGGCAGATGAATGTTCAATCAAACTTACGGCTAAAAAATTTCCTACGGGAAATACTTAAATCGCACGCCAAGACGACCGTCTTACGGGCCGCCATCATTCGTCAGCAAGGCGTCGTCGTCTTGCTGGTGACGCTAAGGCGCGCCGGCCGCAAGGTCGTCCTTGCGGCGGTGCGGCACGGCGGGCGGCGCTGGCGGATCGTCTTTGCGGCGCGCGGGGGGCTGGTCGCCCGATTGCCCAGGCTGCGCTCGCAGCTCGACAGGCCCGTAGATGTCGTCAAACGAAATCGGGACGCCACGCCGGTGCGCGTAAACGATCAGCCTCTTAGCTACGTCAGGAGGCATGCTCTGCCCCCGTTCATAGTTCGAAACATTCGCTTGGCTCACACCAAGTGCCTCGCCAAGCGCCGCTTGTGTCACCTGTAACCGTGCTCGGATGTCGGAAATAGCGTTCATTCCTCAATATTAGTCCGACTAATTTATTTAGTCAACAGTCGGACTAATTGCAAATTATTAGCGTCGCTTATATTGTCCTGCCATGCCCGCCAACCCTTTGACCCCCGAGCAGTTAGCCGACGCCGAGCGCCTGAAGGTGCTATTCGGCCATTGGAAGCAGCGCCGCAAAGACGATGGCCTCCCGGCGTCGCAAGAGGCTGCCAGTGAGATGCTTGGGTTCAATCAGAGCGCGATGAGTCAGTACCTCAACGGTAGAATCCCGCTCAACGTCGAGGCCGCAACCAAGTTCGCGACACTGATCGGCACACCGATTAGCGAATTCAGTCCGTCGCTGGCAAGCCAGGCGGCCCGTTACATCGCGGCCTCATCCGCTCCCAACCATGTCGGCGACAGTACGATCCCCTATCTCGCTCGGGTCAGCCGGGTGCAGGTCGGCGGGGAAGAGGACACCCTGCCAATCAAAATGGTGAACCTTCATCTACAGGCCGGATTCCCCAACTTCGACATCGACCAGGAGTTTGACGACGGCGGCGCAATCAACATCCCGCGCAAGGTGGTCGAACAAAACGACTGGGTTCCACAGTGCCTGCTCGCGATCAAGGTGAAGGGCGAAAGCATGAAGCCGGTGCTGTCGGCCGGCGACACCGTCGTAATCAACATTGCTGACACGCGACCTGTCTCCGGTGAGATGTATGCGATTAACTGCGAAGGGACAGCGGTCATCAAACAGCTCGTTTACGAGGCGAAGGCGTGGTGGATGTACTCGTTCAATCGATCGCCGGAATTTGGAAGGCGAATTTTCCGCAGCCCCGAATCGATAGTCGTCGGCCGAGTGGTGTATCAGCCGGGGCGCATACTCCAAGGCCGGCTGTAGCCCGGCGTCGCTACAATGAAGGGAAGCTTATGAAGGTGATCGGGATACTGATTTTGGCTGCAGGCCTACTGCTGTGTGGGTACGCGCTGAACATGGACGTCGGCGTTGATGTTCCAGCGCATGACTACGGTGATGGCATTAGCACGACCGCCACACGGGTTGCCAATGTGGACAGAATGGCGCAACGCCAGAACCTGGTTATCCTTGGCGGCTTTCTCTCGCTCGCTGGCGCTGTCTTGGCTGGGTTTGCGAGCATGCGACCGAACCGGCCTGCGCAGGCAGTCGCTGACCAAGCCGAAACAGCCGCCCCACTCTCATCATCCGTGCCATCTTCCAGCGACGGGCCGATCTCCATCTCGATTTGCCCGAGCTGCCGCCACCATGGTGATGGCGCCGCTGTCGAATGCGCACGCTGTGGCGTTTCATTGACGACCTAAAGCGTTCGCAACCACGCAGAACTCGACCTCGACAAACAACTGTCGGCTGTTTGCCTTCCGCAAAAAACATCGGTGCTAAAAATTTAATTAAAAATATTAGTCCGACTGTTGACTATTAAAATCAGTCGCACTAATATTATCTCCATCGGAATCGAACTCGTCGATGGAGACAATATGCGCAAGCAACAAAATCAAGGAATCGTGGTCTACGGCCCGCAAGGCAGCGGCAAGAGCACGCACGCCAGCGCCCTGGCCCGCCACTACGGCAAGACCCGCATCGTCGACGAGTGGGAGCCGGGCGCACCGGTCCGCGACGACACCCTGGCGCTCACCAGCGTGCCGCACAAGGGCGCGATCTACCTGCTCGACGCCGTCACTGAGGCTGGGATCGCACTGCCGGCTGCCCGCCGCAAAGCCCTCGCCGCCGCCCGGAGGGCCGCATGAAACCCTTCCTGGTCACCGCGCGCACTGCGACCCAGTGCATCCGCTACCGCGCGCTGGCCGCGTCGAGCAGCCAGGCCGCAGCCGACGCTTCCGACCTGTTCGGCGACGAGCCGTGCGGCGTCACTGTGCGTTGCCAGGGGTAGCTGCCATGCTCTTTCCAACCGTTAGCCGCGACTGGAACGGCGTCTACCTTACTGGGCAACGCATCGCCCTGATGCTGCACCCGCATGCAGCAGGAACGATCAGCGTGGCGGTGATCGGGCTGACGGCAATCACCGATTTCGATCGTCCCTGCCGGCTGTCAGGCGACGAGCTGCCCCAGTTTGCCCCGACCGGGATCCAGGTGCATGACACGCGTCTCGAGTGCTTTGCAGCCGACCCATACGCGCCGATCCTGCGCACCGGGTTCACGCTCGAGCTTGAGCCTGGAATGGCGCCGCTGTTGCGCGCGTGGCTGGCGAAGCTGACGGCGGTCGCCGCGGCATCGAACGCGATCGCTGACAAGTTCAGCGAGCAGCTGCCGCACCCGATTTACCACATGCTCGACGCGATCACATCGGTGGTCGCTCGCATCGTGCTAGACGGCTGGGAAGTCGAACATTCGGTCGCGTACGAGCGCGATCACGGCATCTGGCGCATGCAACATGAGTTTATGGCCCAGTTCGACGCGGAAGCCGTGACGCAGGACCTGCGCGCCCTGGCTGGCAATACCTCGACCTGACCACCATGCACCGCATCGCGCCCGACCGCGCCGCCCTCGAAGTCGCCCACCGGCGGCTGCTGACGGCGACGCCGCTGGACGAGATGCTGAAGGATCCCAGCCTCAAGATCATTCTCGAGGTCGTCGCCCGCCAGCATATGCAGCGGCGGGACCGGGTCGATGTGAAGAAGCTGCAGGCCAACGATTTCGATTAACCCATCCAACGAAAGGAAGAACCGAATGAGCACCCACGAACAGACTACGCCCGTCGCGCTGCACGGCCTGATCCGGCGCCTGCTCGACGATCACCAGCGGATCTTCCCGCATCAGGCGGAGCTGTGCCCGCTGTGCCAGGACACCGAGCGCACCCTCGACCTGCTGGCCGACGAACTGCCGGACGAGGAGTGCGGAATCTGCTGCGCGCCGGCCGGGCAGCCGCACGCCGATGCCTGCCCGGGCAAGGACGGCGACTGCCCCGGCTGCGCGGCCAAGCCTGGCGAGTCGCATGGCGCCTACTGCCCGGTCGCGGCCGCAGGTGGCGCGGCGACGGTGCAGCCTGCCCTGATGACGCGCACCGGCTATCGCTGCGCCGAATGCTGCGCGAAAGCCGGCCAGCCGCACGCCGATACCTGCCCCGAAGCCAGCACGCCTACGGAGCCGGACAAGGCACCGATCCCGCCCGGAATCTCCGGATGCTACCTGCTCGCGGACGGCACCTACGGATCTTTCTACCCCGGGCCGCCCGGCGCGGACGGCAAGCACGATTAACCCCAGCAGTACCTCTATCTATCAACCACAACAAGGAAGAACCATGGATCTCCAAGAGAATACCTCAGTCGTTCCCGCCATACCGGGAACGCCCTTCGGCGGCGGCTTTTACGCCGGCCGCATCCTGATCGCCGGTGTGCTGCATGCACTGATCGTCGCACCGAAGGCCGAGGGCGAGCGCGAGGACATCGCCTGGCTCGCCTCCGAGCAGCGCGTTCCCGGCGCCGACAGCTATTGCGACGGCATGCAGAACACGGTCGCGATGGCCGAAGCCGGCAGCGAGCTGGCGCAGTGGGCGCGCGGCCTGCAGATCAACGGCCACACCGACTGGCACATCCCGAGCCAGGACGAGCTCGAAATCCTGTACCGCAACCTGAAGCCGACTACTCGGAAGAACTACCTCTACGCCCGCAGCGGCGTGAACGCCTCGGCCGTGCCGCCGACCCTCGCCTATAGTGCCGACGCGCCGGCGCAGACAGGCGCGCATGACTTCGCCCAGGGCGGCGAACAGGCCTTCGTGGACGAGTGGTACTGGTCGAGCACGCAGCACGCTGCCTACGACGACTGTGCCTGGGGTCAGAATTTCCTCAACGGCACCCAGACCAGCACCAAGTCGGCCAGCTTCCGCGCTCGCGCGGTCCGCAGATTCGCAATTTAACCCTTCATCCATTTCAGGGTAAAAGACCATGAAGAAAGCACAAGAACTGCAACAGGCCGGCGGCGCCGTCGCGACAACTGCAGCGGCGAGCAAGGCCCAACGGATCGCAGAGAACCTCAAGCCGGGCGAGCTGTACGCCGGCCTGATCCTCGGCCTGGACGGGAAGCCCGACCACCACCTCATCCTTCTTCCCGGCGAAGCCGAGAAGGTCACGTGGGACCAGGCGAAGAAATTCGCGATCGACGCCGGTGGCGAGCTGCCCACGCGCCGGGAACAGTCCCTGTTGTTCGCGAACTTGCAGCGCGAGTTCAAACAGAACTGGTATTGGTCGAGCGAGCAGCACGCTGCCAACGACGACTATGCCTGGTTTCAGGTTTTCAACTACGGCTACCAGCTCAACAGCAAGTCGGCCAGCTTCCGCGCTCGCGCGGTCCGCAGATTAACCATTCAGTAATTTAGCCCTTTTCATCAGCATGGCACTCCACACCCAACTGCCGATTTACAAGGCCGCCTACGACCTCCTCGACGTCGTCACGGACCTCGCCAAGAACATGCCTCGGGACTTCAAGGCATCGATTGGCGGGAAGCTCCGCGACGAGGTGGTCGCCGTGACGATCTTGATCTTCCGCGCCAACACGGCGCGGGAGAAGGCGCCGCACCTGCAGGGGCTCACCGAGCGCCTGCAGGTGGCCGAACTGCTGCTGCGACTCTCGCGCGACAAGCGTCTGATCGCGGTCAAGCAGTACGCGCGCGCCGTCGAGCTGACCACCAGCATCGGCAAGCAGGCCAGTGGATGGCGCCGTTCCGCAATGTCGCCCGCTTCGTGATGGTCAAGGCCACCATGACTGTGCGAACTTTTAATCTGGTCGTGCCGCTGGCTCACGAGGCCACCGCCATGCGCACCGCAGATACCGCCCGACATAGTTCAGGCAGGTCTGGCGCAGTTTCCCCGCTGATCGGCCGCTGCGGCCTTCGGCGGGGCGATGTAGATAGCACGAATTCACGCAGCACGCTGCCAACGACGACTATGCCTGGAATCAGAATTTCAACAACGGCAACCAGAACAACAACAAGTCGGCCAGCTTCCGCGCTCGCGCGGTCCGCAGATTATCCCGGTCGCCACCATGCTGATTTTTCGTTCGAGGAGCTGGTGCAAGCCTACCTCGACTGCCGCAAGACCAAGCGCAACTCGGCCAGCGCCGCCGCGTTCGAGCAGGACCAGGAGCGCAACCTGGCGCGCCTGCGCGACGAGCTGCTCGACGGCAGCTACCGGCCGGGCCGGTCGATCTGCTTCATCGTCACGCGCCCAAGGCCGCGCGAGGTGTGGGCGGCCGACTTCCGCGACCGGATCGTGCACCACCTGCTGTACAACCGCATCGCGCCGCGCTTTTACCGTTCGTTCATCAGCGACACCTGCGCCTGCATCCCGGGCCGCGGCACGCTGTACGCGGCACAGCGCCTCGAGGCGAAGATCCGCAGCGCGTCCCAGAACTGGAGCCGGCCGCTGTGGTACCTGAAGTGCGACCTGGCCAACTTCTTCGTCGCGATCGACAAACACGTGCTGTGGCGCCAGATCGCCGCGCGCGTCAACGAGCCGTGGTGGCTGGCCCTGGCCGAGACGATCCTGTTCCACGACCCGCGCCAGGACTATGAGCTGCGCGGCGACCCGCGACTGATTGACCTGGTGCCGCCGCACAAACGCCTGCTTGGCCAGCCCGACCACCTCGGCCTGCCGATCGGGAACCTGTCGAGCCAGTTCTTCGCCAACATCTACCTCGACGCGCTCGACCAGCACGCGAAGCACCAGGTGCGCGCCCGCCATTACGTGCGCTACGTCGACGACTTCATCCTCCTCCACGAATCGCCCCAGTGGCTGAACGGTGCGCTGGCCAGCATCGATGCATTCCTGCCGGCGACGCTCGGCGCCCGCCTGAACCCGACCAAGACCATCCTGCAGCCGGTGGCGCGCGGCGTCGACTTCGTCGGCCACGTGATCAAGCCGTGGCACACGCGCGCCCGTCGGCGCACCGTTGATCAGGCGATTAGCCGGCTGCGCACGATGGACGCGGACGATGTCTTCGCCGCGGCAAACAGCTACTTCGGGCTGCTGCGCCAGTCGGACAGCAGCCATACCGATCGGGCCCGGGTAGCGCGGGCGGTGCTCAGGCGCGGTCATGCGGTGAACCGTACTTTCACGAAGACCTATAGAAAACAGCACGAACGCGAGATGGCGCGCGCGGCATAAGCGAATCCATCGCCACCAACCACCACCCCAGGAGAACCCGATGAAGAAGATTGTTCTGAACCTCCGGCTGCTGCTCGCCTTCGTCCTTAGCCCGTTCACCGACCGTGCCGGCCACCAGCCGCCAAACTTCGCCAACATCAAGGCGCTGCTGCTGCACCTGTGCGACTACGACGACGTCAAGTGCACGTGGGTGATGCGCTGGCTGGCCTACCCGCTGCGCAACCCGGGCGCGAAGATGGACATCGGCCTGGTGGTCAACGGCGAGGAAGGTACCGGCAAGAACATGTTTTTCGAGCAGGTGGTGGCGCGCCTGTACAACGACGACAGCGTGCGCCACCTGGATGCGGCGCGGTTGCACGCGACGCTACAGCGGTGGGCCGTGGGCGCGCGTTTGGCGATGGTCGATGGCACGTTCTCGAAGAAGAACGCGGCGCGCCTGAAGGAGCTGATCACGGCGGCTGCGCTACACGTGGCAGGCCGCTTCGAGCAGGGTCAGACGCGCAAGAACCGGATCAACTTCGTGTTCCTGTCGACCTCGTCCGAGTTCCTGCCGGTGCTCGAATCGGACCGCCGTCTGTTCGTGCTCGAGGTGGGCCCACGCCAGACGCGCACGTTCTACCGCGCGGTGTCGCACGAGATCGCGAACGGCGGCGTCGAAGCCTTCCGCGAGTACCTGATGCGCGGCTTGGACATGAGTGGCTTTAACGAGCACACCAGGCCGCCAGCCGATGCCGCACAGCGTGCGCTGCGCGAGGTCGCGTAGTGGTCGACGCAATAACGGCCCTAGCGTTGGTCCGCAGCCTGGTGGCGCACGACGGCCACGCGGCGACGTTCCTGACGCTGGGCCAGTACCGCAGTGCGTTGCTGGCGCGCATAGACCAGCTTGCAGTTGACGCCCCACCAGGAGGCAGCAATGACGCAGGTGACGCAACCGTCGCGGCAGCAGGTCCGCGAGTATCTCGAACGGCGCATCCAGGATCGGACGCCACCACCGCCGCTGGAAGAGATCCGGCGCCAGCTGGGGTGGAAGCTGATTGAAGCTGCGCGGCTGGAACAGGCAACCACGTACCCCTGACGGGAAGGGATAACCCATGAACGAACTGAACAATATCGCTTGCGGCGACCGACCGGGCGACGAGGTGTGCGCGATCTGCGACGACACCGGCAGCCTGGTGCACCCGGCATCGGCCATGCCGTCGACGCCGACTGGCGCCCCATTGCCGGGCGCGCCAGCGGCGAAATGCGCCGACCACGACTGGCCGGAAGGCCCGCACGGCACGGACATGGACGGCAGCTGCACCAGGTGCGGCTTGTCCTTCCTGCGCTACATTCACACGGAGTGCCCATGAAAGAGCGCCCAATCCTGTTCAGCGCGCCGATGGTACGCGCGCTGCTCGACGGCAGCAAGACGCAGACGCGGCGCGCTGTGAAGGGCGAGATGCTCTCGAATCTCGGCGACCTTCCGCACGTTCCGGATTGGATCACTGCGGACGTGCCGCGGCTCTGCCCCTACGGCCAGCCCGGCGACCGCCTGTGGGTCCGCGAGACGTGGCGGCACACGGCAGGTAGTCTGGACGAAGCGCGTGCGCTCACCGAAGACATCGCCAGCGGAACTGCGGTTGACTGGCGGGCAACATATATCGAGCGCTGCATAAAAGAGCTTGGCTTCAGCCGTGAAGAGGCCGAGCAGGCGGACAGCTTCGAGACGTGGCGCCCCAGCATCCACATGCCCCGCTGGGCCAGCCGCATCCTGCTCGAAGTCGTATCGGTGCGCGTCGAGCGGCTGCAGTCCTGCAGCGATTCGGACGCGCGAGCCGAGGGCATTGTCGCCTCCGAATTTGACCCGTCGTCGCCGGTCTTCCGGTACGCCTGTCTGTGGGACGACATCAACGGGCGGGGCAGCTGGAACGCCAACCCGTGGGTGTGGGTAGTCGAGTTCAGGCGAGTGCAACCATGAACCCCGCCATCATTATCTGGCTGCTGTGCTGATGTGGCAGCCGGCGCCGCCTCAGCACAACGATTCCAAAAAAGTCGACCGATGAATTATTCAATCACTTCCCGCGAACTGCGCTGCGTCGCCTGCCATCAGCCGCTCGGCCAGCGGCATGGGGCCGGCTGCCGCTTCGCGCGCTTCACCATCAGCACGCCGGAGTAACCCTGTGACACCGTTTTACCTCGACCTCGAAGCCGCTGCGGCATCCGTCGCCCTGAGCCCGGAGACTTTGCAGCGCCTGGTGCGCGCCGGCGAGTTCCCGGCGCCGCGCCAGCTGTCCGGGCGCCGCGTCGGGTGGCTGACGCGCGAGCTGGAAGCGTGGGCCGTCGCACGCCCAGTCTCCGAGCAGCTCCCACCGCCGAATACGTCCAGGCGTAAAACCAAGCCGACGAACTAACCGGCACCGGCACACCTACCCTTTCGCCAGCGCCTCGTAATGCTCGCTCAACCTGGTCAACCATTCGCGCCGCTCGCGATCGTAGCGGTGCAGGTTATACACCCCGACGATCCCGCCCGGCATGTGCCCCAGCACCGCCTCGGCAATCTCATCGATACAACCCAGCGCCGCCAGTTGCGTGCGGCCGGTGCGCCGCAGGTCGTGCACCGACCAATGCGTGACCGGCAGTCGTGAACGCTCGTACTGCGTCCGCGTCGTCGCATACGGTTGGCGCATCCATACCATTGCACTGACCGTCTTCTGCTCGGTGTGCCCGGTGCGCCCATCCGACGGAAACAGGAACCCCGACTTGACCTGGTCGATCCGCCGCAGCACGATCGACTCGGCCCGTCCGACCAGTGGCACGCGCAAGTCGGTTGCCTCCTCGCGCCAGGCATTCTTCGTTTTCGACTTGGGCACGGTCCACCACAGCCCGTCCTCTTCGCGCGCGACGTCACATACTTCCATCGTCAGGATCTCGCTGCCCCGCGTGCAGGTCCACATGTAGAGCGTGACCACGTCCTCGACGAGGCGAGAGAAATTCGGCAGCCAACGGATCAGCACCCCGATCTCGTCGGCGTTGAGCACACGTTTGGCGGTGCCGAGCGCGATGCCATCGCGGATGTGGCCCTTACTGCGCAGCTTGCCGCGCATGACCTGGCGCCACCAGTTGGGCACATCCTGGTCGAGACGGCCGGCGTCGTGCCCGTAGTCCCAAGCAGCGCCCAGCTCGGCGCGCAGCTTGCCGGCCTGGACGGGGGTGTCGACGTGTGACTGCAACAGGTTGAACGCCTCGGCGCGCGTCACCTTGGCCGGATCAAGGTCGGCAACGGCGCCCAGCATCTTGTCGAGCATCCGCCGCGCCTCGGCCGCGCCCTTGGGCTTGCGGTGCCGGTCGACGTGGCCGTCGAGGTACAGGTTGCACAGGCCGCGCACCGTCAAGCGGTTGGCGACCGCGGCGCGGACCTGGTCCTGCGCCGCCTTCTCCTGGACGCGCGCGGCGCGCCGCTCCTCGGCCGGGTCGCGCCCAGCTGCGCGCACGTCGCGCAGCCTCTCCCACTCGACGATCGCGGCGGCCGCCGACATCGCTGGCCACGCACCGATTTTCACCTGGCGCATGCGCTGGTCGAGCGGGCTTTTGAAGCGGTAGATCCACGACCGCGAGGACGCCGTCGCTTCCAAACGGAGGCCTTGGCAATCGGAAATGGTAAAGTGTTGGCCTGGCTGAAGTAGCTTGGCCTCGCGCGCGTCAAATTGCAT